TGCAACGGGTGCCACTGGTATACTTGGTGCAACTGGTGCTACTGGTATACTTGGTGCAACAGGTGCTACTGGTATACTTGGTGCAACTGGAGCTACAGGTATACTTGGTGCAACTGGAGCTACAGGTATAGTTGGTGATACAGGTGCTACTGGTATAGTTGGTGATACTGGTGCTACAGGTATACTTGGTGATACTGGTGCAACAGGTGCTACAGGTGTAATTGGTGATACTGGTGCAACAGGTGCTATTGGAGATATTGGCGCTACAGGTGTAATTGGTGATACTGGTGCAACAGGTGCTATTGGAGCTATTGGCGCTACAGGTGTAATTGGGGATACTGGTGCAACAGGTATAATTGGTGATACTGGTGCTACTGGCGCTACTGGTCCTGCAGGTCCATTAATAACAGCAATAATAAATACTGCACCATTAACTCCTATTCCAGCAGGAGGAACAGGAACAGTAACATTCATAGATAATTCTAATAATAATTATTTTAGTGCAAATAGCTATATTACAATTGTTGATTATGATATTAATACATCATACTTTCAAATATTAGCTATTACTCAACAATCACCATTTACATTAACTATATTAAATATTGAAGATCAAGCAGCACCGATAAGTCCAGGTCTAAATGTTGCATTAGTTGGACCAATTGGTCATATTGGTGTTACCGGAGCTACTGGAGTAACTGGAGCTACCGGAGCAACTGGAGCAACTGGTGCAACAGGTTCACCTGGTCCATTAGTAACAACATCAATAGTTGGTTTCACTGGTTCAAATATAATTAGTCCAGGAGGAACAGGAATAGTAAATTTTGATCAAACTACAAATAGTAATTATCAATATATAAGTGCCAATTGCTATATTACAATTGCTGATACTAGTAATAATACTGCATATTTTCAAGTATTAAGTATAGATAAAACAGTACCAGAAACATGGAATTACACAATATTAAACGTACAAGGATTTTCTGCAACAATAAATATTAATAATTTAGTAGCACTTGTAGGACCCAATGGTTACAGTAGTATTTCTGAAGGTACAACAGGTAATTTAATGATATATAATTCAGGTAATACAGGAGTTCCACAATATACTGATATTATGAATATTAATAATTCAGCCATAAATGTATCAGGTAATATAATACCAACAACAACTAATACATATTCACTTGGTATAACAGGAAGTACATGGAAAGAAATATTTATAGGACCAGGAACCTTAAATATTTCTGGACCAGCTGGATCAACAGGCATAGCAAGTTTGGGATCTGATCTAAATGGAATAGCATATACTAAATCTGGTTTTGCAACTCCTTTTATAAATGTTGGTCCATCAATTAGTTCAACTGTAGGTGCTCTTGGAGGCTGGCAAATAGGTCCGACTGGAACTCCGGGAACATCAAATTTTGGATTAGAAGCACAACAAATTATAGCAAGCGGTGGTGGATTAACTGGGCCAATATATCCATTACTTGGTCAACCATTTTTAGGAAATACATTAGTAGTAGATGGAATAAATGGTAATGATTCTTTTGGATCAGTTAACGGATTACCATATAAAACTGTTAATGCTGCAATTACTGCAATTGGATCTTTTGGTCCTACAGGTACAGTTGGTAGCACTGGTCCATTCAATATATACATATTACCAGGAATATATAATCTAGGTTCAGGAGCTACTGGTATTACTATTCCAGCAAATGTTTCAATTAGAGGTTCTAGTTTACAAACAGTTATATTACAAATGACAAATGTTACACAAAGCACAACATTAATTGGTATGGGTAATCAAACTCGTTTAGAAGATGTTACATTAAATTTAACATCATCCCAATCAAATATTACATTAACAGGTATTGATTTTGGTAATTACACAACTTCATCTAAACTTCGTGCATGTGTATTAAATGTTACTTCAACAGATACAAATGGTTCAAATATATATGGTATCTATTCTAACGGAACTACCGTAAATCCTTCTGTTCAACAATCTCTAAATGCAGTACAGAGAACAACAATTAATGTAACTTCAAGTTCAACTGGATTAGTTCGTGGATTGTATTTATCAAATGGAAGTTCATGTCAATTTGTAGCAAGAGATACTGTAATTTACTGTACAAATACTGCAGCAGCTTTAACAACTATTAATACAATGGGTGTTGAATGCGCAAGCAAAAATTCTTATGTCTTCTTAAAAACTTCTACAATTTCTGGAACAAGTACAAATAATGTTGCAGCTGGTTCAACTGGTCCATATGATATAAGACAACCATCATATGGTTCTGGTTCAACTGGTATAGGTAATATATCGTCAAATATAGTATTGTCTGCAACGGATTTATCAAATCATAATGCATATGTAAATGGATTTGGATTAAGTACAGAACCAGGTAATTTAAATTTTATTATTACAGGTAATATTGATAATCTTACAAATCATTATTTAATACCAGGTACAAATAACACTCCTACTTCTTCTTTATTTAGTATTCCTTTTATGCAATCTGTTATTATATTTGAAGCAGTATTATATACTCAATCAGATCTATCTAATGGTAAACAAGTATCTATTAGTTTATACAATAGTTCATCTAATTCAGTACTTGGTACATTAATTACAACTCTAACATTAACTGGTCCTAATAATCTAATACGATTAAGTAATTTTAGTTCAACTATAAATACTACTTCATATTTGCAAGTACAAATAAATACAAATGGTGGAGGTTATGGTTCTCCTGTTTTATTATTTAGAATTGGTCTTTATTAAAAAAATATAATATTAATTCTTAAGAAATATTATAATAATTAAAAAAATAGTTAGTTTTAGTTAATGACTTTTTAATATATTTTTTTTTATTTTATTGACTTTAAAAAAAATTAAAGCCAATAAAAATAAGTTAAGATTATTTCCTAAATAAAATCATAATTTACACGTTCTGCAATTAACAAACCTTTAATATTTTTTTGTTGAGTAAATCAGTGTAAATAGTTATATCACAATGATAAGAAATTTAAACAAGATTATAATAATGTACCATATTTATCATATGAAGATCCTGTTAGTAGTCAAACATTAGCTAAATATGATGTATTTGATAATACTCAATTTAAACCCTTCAAGGGTGTAAAATGATACAAATACATTATTTACTTGTGAAAATGATCTAGAATGTACGTATATGAATGAATACATGCATAAAAAAAATATTAAAAGAAAAATTTTCATATAAACATTTTTAATTATGAATATTTTTAAATTTATATAAATATTTTAGAAATCTTCTTCAATTTCTAAAGATTTTTCATTACCAATATGTGCTGATTGATATTCAGTAGGTCTTTGCTCATGAAAATTAGTTTTTTGCAACATACCAATTGATTCCATAAATGTGAATGGATTTGTAACTTTATAAATTTTATCATATCCCAATGAGACTGATAATCTATCAGCAACATATTCGATATATTGATTCATTAGATCTGAATTTAAACCAACTAATTTACATTTAATAGACTCGATACTAAAATTTTTAGCAATTTCTACAGAATCTTTAATTATATTAATAATTTCAGATTTATCAGGTTTATTTTGAATAAGATTAAATAATTCACATGCAAAGTCTGTATGCATTCCTTCATCTCTTGCTATAAATTCATTAGATTTAATAAGTCCTGGCATAAATAATTTACCAGAACCTTTATATTTTTTTAACCAAAATATTGTTGCAAATGCTCCACTAAAAAATATACCTTCTACACATGCAAATGCTACAATTCTTTTACTAATATGTGTTTTTGAATTTATCCATTTTAAAGCCCAGTCTGATATTTTTTTAATTGATGAAATTGTTTTAATTGCATCAAATAAATATTTTTTTTCAGTCTTATCCCTTATTAAATTATCTAACATTAAAGAATAGCTTTCTGAATGTATATTTTCCATCATCATTTGATATGTATATGCTACTTTTGCTTCATTAATTGTTATTTCATTTAAAAATGTTGAACCTATATTTAAATTAACAATTCCATCTGTATTCGCAAAAAATGCTAAAATCATCTTAATTACATATTGTTCATCTTCATTTAAATTTAACCAATCCTTGTAATCTTGAGAAAAATCTATTTCTTCAGCTTTCCAAAATGCGGACTGTTGCTTCTTATAAGAATTCCATAAATTTTGATATACTATTGGATATATACAAAATCTTGTATTTGATTCATCTAATATTGGTTCTTTATTTAGTTCATTGTCAAAGTATTCGTCGATAGATGTTCTAATTGTATTTAAATTTTCCATATTTTACTATATAATAATAATAATAATATTTATATTTTAATTCAAATTTTTATCAGTTAATTTAAATATAATTAGAGTAATATACTTTAAATTTAAAATGTTAATATATAAAAATATTAGATAAATTATTAATAAATAAAAATTGATTATAATTTTATATCTATAATAATATATTATAAGATGTCAAATTCTACAAATTTAAATTCAGAGTCAGATTGCTTATTTAAAATAAATGATGTACTTAAAGAATTTGATGAATTATATTTAGAGCATATAAATGATAATAACTTCAAAATAAAGGAAGAAATAATAAAAGGGATGGTTGATAATATGAGTGTAGAATCAATATATGACTATATAGCAAATACCTGTGCAACATATATTTCCAAAGAGCCAAATTTCAACAAACTGGCAGTTTTATATGAATTAAAAGGAACATATTTAAGTATGAATATAAATTCTGTTATTAAAATAGATTTGTATGATTTTCAATATAACTACAATTTAATATCGGAATTATATTATAATTTTATTATTAATAATTATGATAAATTAATTAATATTATTGATATTGAAAGAGATAAATTAATTGATTTTTTTGGTATTAAAACTCTTCAAAGATCATATTTATTAAAAGATAAAAATAATAATTTACTTGAAACACCACAAATGATGTTTTTAAGATGTGCTATCCAAATTCATTTTAATTCTGATGACAATATAGAATTAGATAATATTAAATTTAATCTTATTAAAGAAACTTATGATAATATGTCACAATTATATTTTACTCATGCAACTCCAACATTATTTAATTCAGGAGGAAGATATCCGCAACTTTCTTCTTGTTATCTTTTACAATGTCCAGATGATCTTTCATCTATTTCTAAAAGTATTTCTGATATGATGATGATTAGTAAATGGGCCGGAGGTATTGGAGTTAATTTAACAGATATTAGAGCTAATGGATCTCTTATAAAATCAAATGGTGGTAAATCTACTGGTATTATTCCACTATGCAAAGTATTAGAAAGTGTTGCACGTTATATTAATCAATGTCATAGTAAAGACACCTTAGTATATTCTAGAAGAGGAGTAATTAAAGTAGAAGAAGTTAGTATTGATGATGAATTAATAACAAAAAACGGTACATTTCAAAAAGTTTTAGGAATAAGTAGTCATATTGTAAATAAAGATTTATTAAAAATAAAAGTAACTCATTCATTTGAACCAAGTTTAGTAACAGAAGAGCATCAAATATATGCAATAACTGGTCAATCTAATATATTAAATTATTCGATAATAAAGAATAGATTAATTAAAGAAATAATTAAACCGGAATTTATATCAGCATCTGAATTAAAAGAAGGTGATTTAATGGGTTTTCCTATTCCAAGATTAATAATTGATAGTGTACATGATGAAGAATTTTTCAGATTTTATGGTATAATAATTGGTTTAGGTAGTGTTTATAAATTAAATCAAGATAATATTATATTTGAAATAGTTATTGAAATAAATAAAAAAGAATATCTTTACAATTTTATTATAAATTTTTTAATAAATAGAGATATTGAATATCTTGTAAATTTAGAAGAAAATAATAAAATAATTAATATCAAATGGCAAGAAAATGTAAATAAATTACCTATTACATATAATGATATTTATGATGAAAATAATGACAAAATAATTAAATCAGAATTTTTACACTTACCTAAAAATAAAACACTAGCTATTTTGAAAGGATTATTAGAATCAAGTGCTTATTACAGTGGAGAAATATATCTAAATATTTATTCTAAATCATTAGCATATAGTTTAAAATATATATTTTTAAGATTAGGTATTTTAATATCTGGTTATTTTAAATTAATAGACGAAGCAGATGATACTTTAGGAATAACTAATTCAATTTATGAATATATTATAAAAATACCAAAACATTTTAATTTATATTCCATTTATGGTAATAAAATAGAGTATTCAAGTATTATGAATTTTACTGAATATAATAATATATTATGGACTAGAATTAAATCTATTGGAAAAGAATATTATAATGATATGGTATATGATTTTAACATGGAAAATAATCATAATTATACAACAGATATGGGTTTAGTTCATAATTCTGGTAAAAGACAAGGTAGTATAGCAGTATATATTGAACCATGGCATTACGATATTTTTGATTTTATAGATCTTCGTAAAAATACTGGTGATGAAAATTTAAGAGCTCGTGATTTATTTTTGGGTTTATGGGTTCCAAATGCATTTATGCGAGCAGTAGAAAAAGATGATGATTGGTATTTAATGACACCTGATGTATCTACTGGATTAACTGAAATACATTCTGAAGATTTTGATAATTTATATTATAAATATGTAGAAGAAGGTAAATATGTTAAAAAAATTAAAGCATTAGAACTTTATAAAAAAATATTAGAATCTCAATTAGAAACAGGTATGCCATATATGTTATACAAAGATCATGCCAATAACAAAAGTAATCAAAAGAATTTAGGTACAATAAAAAATTCAAATTTATGTGTAGCACCTGAAACAAAAATTTTAACTGATAAAGGTTACATAGAAATTTAAAGACTTAAAAATAAACAAGTTAACATATGGAATGGTGAAAAATTTTCGAATGTTAAAATTATACAAACTGGAATAAATCAAAAATTAATTAAAATTAGTTTCTCAAACAATAAAAATATAAATAATTATATTTGGTGTACACCTTATCATAAATTTCATATTCTAGAAAAAGAATCTAAAACTGTTATAATTGAAGCTTTTAAATTAAAATCAGGAATGAAGATAATTAAATTCAATTTACCAACTCTAAAAGATCAAGAAGATCAAGAAGATATTGAAATATCTATTACTAATGTAGAAGATTTGGGTAGAACAGATGACACATATTGTTTTAACGAACCAGAAAAACATTTGGGTATATTTAATGGTATTATCACCGGCAATTGCTCTGAAATAATAGAATATTCATCACCTAATGAAATAGCAGTATGTAATTTAGCAAGTATATGTTTACCGAAATTTGTCGAAGAAATAGAAAAAGAAGGTAATATAATAAAAGAATTTAATTTTAATAAATTAGGAGAAATTACAAAAATTGCAGTAAATAATCTTAATAAGATTATAAATATTAATTTTTATCCAGTAATTGAAACACAAATATCTAATTTTAAACATAGACCAATTGGATTAGGTGTTCAAGGATTAGCTTGTTCTTATGCTAAAATGGGATATTCTTTTGATTCAGAAGAAGCAATTAAATTAAATAAAAAAATTTTTGAATGCATTTATTATAATGCCTTATTTAAATCAAATGAAATAGCAAAAGAATTAGGACCATATGAATCATTTATTGGATCACCATTTTCCGAAGGAAAATTACAATTTCATTTAGCTGGATTTACAGAATCTGATATGAATAAAGAATTAAATTATGATTGGACTAGTCTGATAGAATCAATTAAACAATTTGGTACTAGAAATAGCCTATTAACAACAATTATGCCTACTGCTAGTACTGCACAAATTATGAATAATAATGAAAGTATTGAACCATTTGCATCAAATATTTATGTTAGAAAAACATTAGCTGGCGAATTTATAGTTGTTAATAAATATTTAATTGAAGATTTAAAAAAAATTAATATGTGGAATGATATATTATATCAAGAATTATTATTTGATAATGGTTCCGTACAAAAATTAGATATACCTATTGAAATAAAAGAAAAATATAAAACTGCATATGAAATAAAACAAAGTATATTACTTAAACAAAGTGTAGACCGTAGTATATTTATAGATCAATCACAAAGCCTAAACATATTCATGGACAAGCCAAATTTTAATAAATTGCATTCATGTCACATGTATTCATGGAAGAATGGTTTAAAAACGGGTATGTATTATTTAAGGTCACAACCAGTGTCAGATGGTATAAAATTTGGTATAGATAGTGAAATAATAAAAATAATTAAAAATAAAAGAAATATAGATGAATTTAAAATTGATCAAAATAATAATATTAGATATAATATTGAAGTTTGTGATGTTTGCAGTTCATAAAATAAAAAATATAGATTTAATTATATTTTTATATAAAAGTTATAATTAAATATTTATAAAAATATTATAAATAATATAAAATATTTTTTTCCAATATATATAATATATAAGATGGATCTTTCAATCAATTGGAAATGTTCAGTAACTGTTGCTATTATCTCAGTTATTGTATACTTATTACTTGTAATGTTAATGCATCAAAATGGTAACCAAGATGCCGGTAAAAGTATGGATGAAACAGAATGGTTTAAATCACTTGAAGTAATGTTATTAGTTTCAGTATTTATTGCTTACAATATAAATGCTAAATTATTTTCAACATGTTAAATATTTATGACTAATAATATTTTAAATTTTTTATAATAATTAATATAATTTAATTAAATTATATTTTTATAATTATTATTTCATTATAATTTATTGTAGGATTATAATGAAACAAACATATAGAGATATAAATAAATATTTAGAACAAGTAGATTTAATAGAATACAACATAACAAAAAATATATGTAAATTAATAAAAAATAAAAATGATAAAAAAATAATATACAATAATATATTTTTACTAGGTATAAATAATAAAAACAATAAAACTAGTTTAGAAATATTACTAGAAAACAATGAATATGATGAAATAATTGAATTAATAAATTATGATTATAAGATATTAGATTATAAAAATAAAAATGAAATAAATTTTTTAACTAGATTATTAGAACATGATTATTTTTATAGCAGGATTAATAATATAATAAATAAAATAGAAGATGAATTTAAATTAAAAATATTTACCGATAATAATGTTAATAAAGATAATTTTATTGATAAGATTATATCAATAATTAATTAAAATGAAAATATTTTTACTAATCTTATAAATAATAAAAACAATAAATTAAAAGTAAATAATATGTTAAATATAATAAAAACAATTTATTTCTTAAATAAAGAGGATAAATGTTTTTTGATAACAAAAATTACAAAAAATATTAGTAATGAATATATATTGAAATATATTTTTTCATATATTAAATTAAAAAACTTTGATATATATCCAGATGAAAATTTATTAACTTGTGTTGATTATTTAATATTGAATTTTAATTTAGAAGTTTTAGATAAAATAATTGATAATATAAATTATATTTATTTTATAAA